GATTTCTAAGGCGCTTGTTAAACTCGTCCTCGATTTCCCTTGAGGCGTCCTTAGTTGCTTTTGACGCTGTTTTTGCACCTGATGAAATGGAACGCCCTGCGCCAACCCCTGCGCTACCTGTATCATTTAATTGTTGTTCAAGTTTTTGAGTTTCTTTGGTTGCAGCGCTTAATGCGGAAAGGTCAATCCCTGTTTCCTCGATTATTTTTTTAAGTGCCTCCGCCTCTTTTTCAAGGTTGCTAACATTTTGAGATGCCTCGATGGCACTTTTGCTATATTTTTCTAAAGCCTCCGATTCGGTTTTTAACAAAGCTTTTAATTCTCGCTCACGAGTGGGCGATACTTGCCACCTATCAACGGTTGTCATTCTCGTTGCATAGTCAACGTTATATTGCGCTCCTGCCTTTCTTTCGTCCGCCACTCTTTTTTGTGTCTTTGCACGCAAAATTTTTTCTTCGGCTTCTACCAATAGCTTTTCTGCCGCTTTAGCTCTTGCCAACCTTATATATGCGTCGATAAGTTCCTCGACAGTACCTTTTTGCTGACTTAATGTGTTTGTTTCTGTATCAAGTTCAATCACAAGTTCAGGTACAATGTTTCTTAACTGACGCATAATGTCATACATTCTGTTTTTTGCTCTTTCTGCTTCTTCTTCGGTCAAAGTTCCGCTTTGCAACTGCGCTTCGAGGTCATACAATTCATCTGTTAATGATTTCGCCTCGTCTGCTTGCACATCAAAAGATGTTGATAAATCATCTGCTTTTTCTTTGAGTGTGTCGATTTCCTCACCTAAAGCTTTTACCTCTTTATGAAACTCCTCGGCGGCAGTTGTAGCTTGCCCTGCCATTAGTTTATAAGACAACAAGCCTGCTGTTAGAGTGGCTAACACAGTAACTACCAAACCTATCGGGTTAGCCGCCATTGCCGCATTAAGTCCTAATTGTGATACTTTGGCGGCGTCCATAGCACCCTTCCAAACCTCAATAGCTTTGACAACAGAATAAATCGTTTGTGATACATTCCAAGCCGCCATTCCAGCGCCTATGCCTGCGATTACCGAAAGCAAAACATTCGAATTGTCGATTATCCACTTAAATGCGCTGATTATCGGTTGTAAATCAGCGTCTTTTATTCTCTGTGATAGGTCTTTAATCTGTGGAAGTAAACCTTCGCCGATTTGTATAGCGGCATCAATAATGTTGTTTTTTAGTATCTGCAATTGGCTCGCCGTTGTTTCGTAGCGCTGCTGTGCTTCTTTAGTTAGCGCTGTGTTTTCTCGCCAAGCTACATTAGCGGTTTCTATCGCTCTGCGCATTGTATCGCCTGCGCTTGCGGACCTTAACAGCGCATCACGCATCCTGACTTCCGTTAAGCCCATTTGTTCCAAAACAACAACGCTTTCTTTGCCCGCCTTGCCTAAACCTTCCACAAATTTTATAACAGCTTCGGCGGCATTGCTTTGAAACGTGCTTTTGAACTGCTCAACGGTCATTCCAGCAACTCGGGCGTAGTCTTTTAGACTTTCGGCGTTAGTTTGTACCGCCACATTCATATTTGTAAATACTTTTGAAAATGCACTGCCGCCTGCTTCAGCTTCTATGCCAACCGAGGATAACGCAGTAGCCATTGCTAAAATATCCGATTCTGTCATTCCGGCTTGCTTTCCTGCGCCTGCTAACCTCATTGACATAGCGGCAATATCTTTTTCGGTTGTGGCGAAACTATTACCCAAAGCAACTATTGTGCTTCCAAGGTTAGAAAACTGCTCTTGCGGCATTTGTGTGATATTTGCAAATTTAGCCAATGTTTGAGCCGCTTCTTCGCCCGCCAAGTTCGTCGCCGCACCTAAATCAGCAATTGTCCTTGTAAAACTCAAAATATTATCTGTTTGTATCCCTAATTGCCCTGCGTTTTCGGCTATTGCCGCCAAATCTGTAGCCGCAACTGGTATATCTTTTGCCATCTCTCTTATGCCATCCGAAAGCCCCTGCAATTCCTCTTTCGAAGCGTCAACCGTCTTGATTACTCCTGCAAACGCACTTTCATAGTCCATTGCCGCCTTGCCCGAAAATACAATTGCAGTAGTAATCGCCGCAACCGCTATTTTTACGGCGTCTAATGTCTTTTTAAGGTTATCTGCCGCTTTTTTGTGTTCCTCGCTGTTTTTAGCCGCTTCAATTTGTGCTTTGCTATAATCTTTTATGGCTTTTTCGTTTGCTTCAAGCTGTTTTTGGGCGGCTTGCAGGCTCGCTTCGTTTTTGTTTAACGCCGTCTGCCATTGTTTGGTGGTGGTGTTTGCTCTTTCGTAGTTTTTCTCTGCTTCGCTTAATTCTTTAGATAATTTTTCAATGGCTTTTTCTTGCTCTGCAATTTCTTTTTCGGTAGCATTAGATGATGATTTCATCCCGTCCAAAGCGCTTTGGGCCGCAGAAAGTTTGCCTTTTAGATTTTCAACCTCTTTAGCGTAATCAGATGTATTTTTTTGGCTTTTCTCTAACCCCTGCCTTGCAGCATCTACCATCTTGCTGTAACCGCTTATTTGGGCTTCTAACTGTGCAGATTTTGACCTCAAAGCCTCCATGCTTTTTTCGTTGCTTGCAAACGCAGAAGCCATCTTTTGAGTTTCCGAAGTTAAAAGTTTGGTGTCTATGCTTAACTGACGCATTGCTTGTCTATATTCACGTTCCCCGGCAATCGCTATGCGTGGCCCTATACTGTTCATAATCTCACCTGCCTTAAAAATGGGTATAAGAAAAGACACTTTCGATTTGAAAGTGTCTTTTTGTTTATTGTGATTTTGTGTTTATTGCAGAATGTTGAAAATTATTTAAATTGCGTCTTAAATTGCGTCTGGGAAGGGGTCATAAAAACCGGGCTTCTTTTTAACCCCTTCAAATTCAAAATGCACATCAAGTAATAATTTTAGCTTTTTAAGGGTTGCCCGCCACGTTTCTTTCTCAGAAAGATTTAAAATTTTTACTCCAAAATAGAACCACTCGGCAATATCAATCGCCAAGTGGTCGGTTAGTTTGGGTCTGCTTCTTCCTCTCCCTCGGGCATTGAAAACTTAAACGCATTAAGTAATGCCAACGTTAAATCGACCATCAATATTTTGCCCTCGGCGTCCTTGTCGTTTAAAGCAATCCTGCGGCAAAGCCACTCTGCGGTTATCGGCTGCCATTTATCGTGCGGGAAATCCTCGTTGTGACATTCTATATCATCATTAATGAAAACAACCGCTATTTCTGCAAGTTCTTTAGCGCTTGCGTTGAAATCTACCAACCTTCCAAAAACTTCCGAAAGGTTTTCATACTGTTTTTGCAGTTTTTCCATCACACTCAAAGTTAAAATGATGTTATATTCTTTGCCGCCGACAGAAATTATATTTTTGTCAGGTCTTAATTCTCTCATAGGGAAAAGGGGCGATTTACGCCCCTGTTCAACTCCTTTCTACCAAGTTTCCTTCGGCAACCGTTAAAGCGTCCAAGGCGTCATCAACTTGTGCTTGTGTCGGGTTTATAGCCGCCGCCACTGCTTGAGCGTGTGCTAAAGCGTTCGCAAACTCAACCCATGAAGCAGATGTATAGTCCTCGGGGTCAAGTTCCAATGCGTCCGATATTGCACTGTTCAATGCTGTTTTGTCAGCAGGTACGCCAATCCCTGCGATAGCGTTAAGCCACGCTTTAGCGTCAGCCTCGGTGTCAACGGTAATCTCTCTTTTCCACTTGCCTGTAATGTCACGCTCAACAACACCTTCCAGGGTTGGAGTTCGATATTGTGTAGCGCCCTCTTCACGGGTTTGTCCTTGTATGTTCGGTTCTCTGAATTTTACTTTTGTCAACCAAACTGCACGCCATTTCCTGCCACCGTAATGCGCAACAGGCATATAGCAGCCAAACCCAACATAAGGCGCAACATCATTTTCCGACGATACAATTTCCGTAATTTCAGGCTTGCCGGAGATTCCTGCTGATACCGTTTTGTTGCCTAACAGAAACGCTCTCTTTTCAGGTAATAGTCTTGTTGCTTCAAATGTGATTGTGCCACCTGTAAATATAGTTTCGCTTTCAACTGGTCTATCACTACCCCATAAAGATGATTCTTCTGTGGTAATATTAACATCGAGGTTTCTTGCCTCCTCAATATCCATACCGTTATCGTAGCTGACGACACCGTCAACTTCGGAAAGTTTTGCAACTACGGGATATCTCAATCCTATCTGCGCCATATAATTACCTCCTATAAACTATAATTTTTCAAATCGTTTTCTACGCTTTTTCCCATTTCTTCAATTACTCGTTTTTTTACTTTATTGACAGCGGGACGAACAAAGGGTGTTTTTTGTCTGACGGATGAGCCGCTTTCAATCGCTCTCGCCAACAAAGGGTTTGGAACGCCTTTAGGGTATTTTGTTGTCTTAAAACTACCGTAACCGTCAAAGCCAACCTTGGCATTGATGTTTCCTCTGTGGTCGGTGTCAATCGGGGTTATTCCCAAAGAGTCAAGCAAGTCCTTTTTTTGTTCTTTAGGTACTCCGACAAATTTTTCGCCGTCTTTAAGGCGTCGGAATTTATCCTCCGGCAAGGCTTCAAGATGTTTTCTTATTTCGTCAGCCACTATTCCTGCGCCTTTGGCAACAGCGTTTTTACAAATACGAGTGGAGTCAGCGCCCATTTTCGCAAGCGCTTCGCCCCACTCGTCCAAGCCTTTAATGGTCATATTAGCCATAGCGCACCCCCTCAAACACCCACTCATA